TAGCAACGTTTTCGTTAGCTATAACTACATCATCCCCTAAAAGGGCGTAATGCGTAAAATCGGGAAAACCAACTCGATTTGCAGCAACACGAACTAAAGTGTGATGAGTAAGGGCTAACATAGCCCAAGAACTCAAAGCACCCATAGGTTGACCTACTGTGTATCTTAAAGGAGTACCTTTATAATACCAATCCCGACTACATAGAATTTTACTTCAACATGTAGCGAGATCCTTATTCAAGAGACGAGATAAAACTTGTTCTTGAACAGCAATAGGTAACCTATCAGTTGCAGCACTTAAGTCGTAAGAGTAAAGAGTTTGCCCATCTAAAGTACCCTCTTCCCAGAGGTCCCTTAGACGTTGAACAGGTCTATTTTGATCAAAGGTCCCATCCATAGGGAGGGAGTCTAAGATTTCAAATATTCCATCAGATAACGGCTTAAACACAGATTGTGTTATAGAGTCCGTTATGGCAAATACCCTAACTTTTCCGGCGGCTTCCAATTTCTCACTTAATTTTCCTAAAATGTAATTACCAGAAGGTAATTTAGACATTTCAGAATCAATTAAGCTTAGAAACTCTCTACCTGAACCTATATTTTCTAAATAGAAACGTAGGTGAGGTAATAAGGGAGAGTCCTTTCATGCACTTAGGTCTTTCCAGACACCAAGTAATGAAACTGGATTATTGGGGCCAGCTGTACCTAGTAGGGATAGTCGAATGGGTTGAAGTCTTAGTTTATTAAAACCAAAGAGTTCTCCACTCGATATCCGTATTTCGTAATCAGGAAGAGTAAGACTACATCCCTTAAAAGGGTCTGTAATAGTACTCAACTTGACCTTCCCGGGTATATGAATAACCCGGTAAACAGCGAAGACGGATAGGACTCCTCTATAACTACTAGTGTCACCAAGTCTAATAGACTTACGTAGGCACCCAGGAATTATAGTTGGGAGTCCCCCTGTTAAGGAAATCGGTATATTTGTTTTAAATATAGGATTTCCACTTATAAAACTCTGGAGAATTCTAGTACACTCTTTGAGATAATGGACTACAAAAGTAGAACCATTTGTCTTTCAGAGAGCAAGTATTCTTGTTCCCAGATGCATATAAGGTGACTTCTTAACCTGTAGAGATCATACTAATAGTCTAAGTCAGCCGGTAAACATCACTTTAGTGATGAAACCGACTGATTCAACTTTAGTTGATAGTAAGTTACGTTTTATTGTTAAATTTGATTTCATGGTTTATTTATAAATATTTAAATAACCTGATACAAATACAATAAAATGTTACTCATATCAGTCTCTCAATGAGAAGTAGGTTAGTCTTCTCACTTGCTAAATCATACCATTTAAGGTATCGATGGCGCTGAGGGGGGATTAGACCATTGGAAACCCAAAGTCTTAACAAACACCACAACCGCCCTTGTCGGAATACAAGGAAGGCAGCAATGCCTGGAAGATCTTCG